CCATTTGCCTTACATGGATTGTCTAGGAATGTAACGAAGTACAAATCCTCTTCGGGTATATTATACCAAATTCCTTTCTCAAGATACTTGTAATTAAATCCTCTGAAATAGTTTTCTTGTATGTTGACAGTGTCAATTACTTCTAATTGCTTGCCAAAACCTACCGTTTCTCTATCCCAAAATACGACCGTTCCAGTTGTTAGAATGTTGAAGAATGCCCTGTTTGCATCTAGGTCAAATGTTTTTGACTTGTACGGTTTACCTTTCCAGTATGGTAGGTATTGAATGTTTTCCTGCTTGAAAAGTATTGAGTTGATTATGCCAAAAACAATAGGGTTCTGAGTGTAACCGTATTCGATTAAGTAATCTAATGACTTACGATTAAATGAGTGCGACCCTGTTAAAAACTGGAAAGTGTTCTGGCTTATCTGCGATTCCATCAACTCCTGAACGAACATTTGTTGCACGTTCAATGAATCAGCACCCCATAAGGCAGACTTGATTCTAGGTATCAGCCCAATCTTAGCCTCGTATACCTTATCTTTTCGCAGTTCTAGGTTCACAGTGTTTTTTGCAAAGATAAAATGTTTTGTTTAAAATATAGCAATCTTTGATAAGTCATATAAATTAGAGAGTTAACGTGCAGAAAGTTGACATATTTTCTAATAAAATACAATTTTAGAAAGATTGTCCTATTGCACTTTCTGAATATCTAACTGCATCCATTAAGTGATTGAACGCATCTATCGGGGTGTTCAGTGATTTGCCAGTGGCAGGGTCTTTAGCCCACATGTACTTTCCTTTCTCCATATGCAAGTTAATGCTTCTTTCTGTATAGTACACGTTGTATTGTTTCAACCTTGTAATGCCTGAATTAACCGAGCCTTGACCCTTTTCGGCTCTTACTGCCATCATGCCAGCCATACGCAAGTCCCTTATCATATCAGGGTCGTGGTCACAAAATATGATATTGTTTGTTGTAAAGCCATTTGTCTTGAATATTTGCGCTATCTGAACTGGCGCAAGTCCAGCAGTATAACACATTTCATCAAGATATAGATTATTGCCTATCTTAACCTTTTTCACCCCAGCCGTTGGGTCGTTTGTATAGCCAAAGTCAAGCCCAGCGCAAAACGGCTGGTCATTAGGGAACTGGTCGTTAGGTATCATTTTCCAATCTGGGAATATTAGCCCTGTTAAATTGCCAGTACGCCCCCTAGCATATACCCACCAAAGCTCCTTGTTCTTGATACCCTCCGTTTTGGCGTGTTGTTCTGGCGTAAGGAAACCGTTATGTCGGTGGTCGCTTATTATTAGCTGAACAGTAGCCGATAATTCATTACTTGATGGTGACGTACCTATAAGGTTTTCATGCGCCCAGAACGCAAAAGTGGGGTTATAATCGACATATACCCTTTGCCTTGTCTTTGAAGCAAGCATCCTGAAAATAGCCCACGATATACCGTTAGCTTCGTTTACAAACAGGAACTGCCTCTTACCTTGCTTTGCCGATTGCTCTGTCTCGTAAGAACAGAACTGCATTATATAGCCACTTTTGAAATAAATTACCCTATCTGTATTGTGCCAGCTTTCAACATAGGGATGCAGCCACGTATTGTTTTGGTAAATACTTTGAGCGACATAATACGCCCCTTTTTTTAAGTCTGGAACACTCGCCCCTACTACTGTAATTACAAGGTCTATATTTTCTCCCTTTTTTGGATCGTGGCTTATGGCATGCTCGAAAAGAAGTTGCATTATTGCGTAAGTCTTCCCAGCATCCTGTCCCCCTTGGTTAATGACAATATCAGCCTTTGATTCTTTATTAGTCTGATAAACCATTGAAGTTTCAAAGTGAGCCGTCATTCTTTTAACTCGTCTTCGCTTGTTGCCATTGGTACGCCTGTGTCACGAACTATCACGTTAAAGATTGGCACTTGATTTATCTTCTCTCCATCTGTGGTAACATCTGCATGTGTCATACTTAGATTCTTACGCTCTTCGTTAGAGCAAATTAGCTTATACAAAGACAGTTGCAGGGCAGGTGCTTCTGAATCATTCCATTTCTTTCGAAGGCTTATTTTAATTGTAGTTCTATTCGTATCAATTAATTCTTTTAGTTCGTTAAGTTCGTTAGATTCTAAAGGGAAAAATTCATAGAACGTGGGCTTTGAACATGGCAGCATTGCAACTATATCTTCAACAAAAAACAGCTTATGTTTTATTGTTAATTCCTTTGCCTGTTCAAATATTTTAATTTTATCGTATGCCATTATTCAATAATTTGCAATAGGTCTGTTAGTACCTCTGTATTCATTATAAACGGTCTATTGTTTTGAGTTAGACATTTTACTTTTGAAAATCCGTTTTCTAAGTTTTCAAAGAATAAGCCTGTGAATGTCTTATCTTTTATTGTCCAAGTAACTTTATGCCCTATTTCCATTTTCTTGTTGTTTATGTTGTAATATTAATTAATTACCATTAACAATACTACTTCTTTTTAAATTGTTTCCAATCAATTAAATGGTGATGTCTTCCAAACCTTATTACTGTCTTACTATATTGAGGCCATACAGATTCTAACATTTTAGCTTTCAGCAGGTTCTTTTTAGGGTCGTTACCTTTATATAATTCAGTTTGATTTCCACCTTTCATTTTGGCTGCTGTGCTTACCTTATCTGCCATATAATAAACACAACTTGATGTTGTACCTCCATTATGTAAAACTTGTAAGCATAAGTCTATATCTTCATTATACTTTAGTCTCCATCTAAAGGGTAAATCATTCTTAATCAACATCGCACTATAAACATGGCAGTTATATTTAAAAGGGGCTTTTGGAACTCTAACTACAAAATTAGGCTCTTCAAACCCACTAATGTCAACATTCGTTTTTTTTGCATTTTGCTCAACAAATAATAAAGCATCTTGTATTTGATCATACTTTTTGCGTTTACCATTAATCCACTTACACCAATACTTTATATTATCATCAAATAACCAATGATACTTAAATCCGTTTTGTTTTGCATGTTCCCAACAAAAGTTTCTTGCTGGATAACTTCCTAATCCTAAATTTGAAAAAGGTAGTTTTAAAATTCTGCCCCCCCCTATTGAATTGCAATATAATTCATATTCTTGCGGCTCAACTGCTATTAAATAATCTATTCCTGCTTTTTCAAAATTATTAGCTGTTAAAGCACAATCATACCTGCCTTTTGATATTATATAGACTGGGTACTCAAATCTACCTGCCATGCCATATTCATTTTTTTGAAATCTACTTTTAGTGAATTTAGATAGCTTTCAGCCTCTTCTGACCCATCAAATAAAAATACTACTCTTTGCTTCCCATCCATTGTACCCATTGGGTTAAACTCCTCTTCTAAACTAACATCTTCATCAGTCATTGAATTTTCATCCATTCCTTTTGACCAATTAGGGATATCTAACCCCCATTCAGTAAGTTCCTCACTATCCCATTCGTTAGCTAGAATATCCCAATCCCATTCACCACCGCTTACGTTATCTTTAATCAAAAATTCACGTTGTTGCTCTTCTGTTAGGTTATTAGCTATAATGATTGGTACTTCTTTTAATCCAGCTTCTTTACACGCTTTTAATCGCATGTTACCACCTAATACTATCATGTCAGAATTGACTACAATAGGGCGAATATCTAGCATTTCTGGAAAGTCTTTGATAGACTGGACTAGCTTTGCAAACTTATCGTCCTTGATTAAACGAGGGTTATTCGGATTAATCTTTACTTCTGAAATCTTTACTTTTTTGCTTTCCATATTACTTCAATTCGTTCAAATGAGTAATAGCGAAAGTATTACCACTTACGTTTAAGTTTGTGGCTTTTTTCCCTTCGTAGTCAAGTGTTATTCTTATGCTATCCTTTGCGATTCTTGATGTTCCATGTGATGCAAGTAAGGCGTATTCTGAATGAGAATCGATTCCATCCTTACCAGTGTAATAAGTCTCATAGAACACTTTTGAGTTTGTTTTCACACTATCCTGTCTCCACGAAATCGTTAATGGTGACGTTTTGTAAATATGTCGTCTTTTGTAAACGAAGTTTTTTCGATTTGACCAAACGGTTACTTTGACCATTCCTATTGTAGTGTCTTGTGCTACTGGTTGTGGTCTAATTTCCGTTTCGGCTTGCGCTGTGGTTGGGTTATCTGCTTTCTTTTGGCATGAATACGCCAATGATGCAATTCCAATGATTAATAATAGCTTTTTCATTTATTGTCGTTTATTCTCTTTTCCTTATTAGATTTTGATATTCTTGCTTGAACGTCAACTCAATAGTTGCCTTATCTACATCATCGTTCCATTTCGGCTCGTAATTTGATTCGTATACAACCTTTTTGTCAAAAAACGTATTTGGATTTTTAATGTTGTAATCGGTTATTAAAATATTATCACCACATAACATATTGCGCTTTAGAAAGTTATGTAAAAAAGCTGGGTACATATATCCCAAAAACGTATATTTT